TTCTTTCTGGAACAGTTCTTGATATGGATTTGTTTGTTCCAGAATTTGCAAAACCCGCAGGATTTAAATTCGATGAACAAAACTATGCAAGTTATGGGTCAGCAAAACACGGAACGAAACTATTTAATTTTTCAATAGATGCGGTGGCAGATGACGGGCTAGTCCCTGACAGTGGAGGAACTGCAACGCAAATTCATAGTATAACAGTTAAAAATAATTGGTCATCTGATAGAGATGAACTTATACGAGAAATTGATAATGATTTTTTTATTGATGGTGTTAAAGTGACAAACGAAGAGTATCTAACAACAATGAAATCTAGAGGGTATTTTCCTGCCACATAGGCATACATAAAAGTATAAATCGGAGTAAATATGCCAGCAGTAAACAGACAAGGTGATAAATGTTCAGGACACGGATGTTGGCCCCCAAGGCCCAATACATCTTGGTCGGGAGATGTTATTGTTAATGGTCTTGGTTGGCACAGACAGGGTGATGGATGGGCAACTCATTGTTGTCCTCCACCATGTCATGCAGGCAGTTTGAGTGCGGGTTCGAGCACAGTTTATGTAAATGGAAAACAAGCAGGAAGAATAGGCGACCCAGTTTCTTGCGGGTCTGCTGCAGCGCAGGGGAGTAAAAATGTCTATGCAGGTGGATGATCCAATTATCATAGAACAGTTGACCGATATGGACAACCGAGTTTGGTACATGGACATTTTTGGTTCGTGGGTTGAATTCGGAATGGTTGCGGCTGCTGTAGCAGTAGGAGCGGCGTTTGTATTCATGTCGGTAAAGAAAAAATTTGGTAGAAAAAAATACAAAGGATGGTTGGGCCCCGAATCAGTTTTTTGGAATTCTCACACCAGAATAAATGAAACTCTCACCGAATTACGAGTAAAGAGTGATTGTGCAAGAGTACAATTAGTTCAATTTCATAATAGCGGAGAATTCTTAGACGGAATTTCTATGAAGAAATTATCTCTTACACACGAATCTCTAAGAAATGGTATATCCTCAGAAATGAGTATAAAGAAAGACCTACTACTTTCTATGTGTATTGATGGACTGACCCTATTAACAAAAGATACACCCGCTTTGTACATTACAGATACATTAGACGATTCTTGGTGTAAACAATTATTACAGAACAGCAATGTAATATCCTTTTCGTTTCTCCCTCTCAGAAAACACAATGATATTATTGGTTATGTGATGTGTCAATGGTGTAGTTTATCTAAAGTTGATAATATAGATGAAGAAGATATGTCATTGGATTTAGAAAAGGCCAGACAATTAATAGAAGTACAACTAGATCAAGAAAATAAGGGGAAACTGTATAATGGCTAACCCAAGATATAGAGACTTAGATTTAGATTTTAAACCACACCCCGTCACAAAAGATATTGTCACAACAACAAATGATGGAGCAGTAAAACGATCGGTTAGAAATCTTGTTTTGTTGAACACATACGAAAAACCATTTCATCCTGAAATTGGTTCCGATGTTAGAGATTTGTTGTTTGAATTGGCCACACCGTTGACGGCCATTCGATTAAAACATGCTATAAAAGAAGTAATAGAAAACTTTGAATCACGAGCACAACTATTGGATATATCTGTTTCAAACGATATAGATAATAATGCCTTCGCTGTTACTATAGTTTTCCGAGTAATAAATGAAGACAGAGTAGAAGAACTTTCGTTCAGTCTTGAAAGGTTGAGATAAACATGGCAACACCAAAAAGAATAACCGAACTCGATTTTGACCAAATCAAGAACAACATAAAGAATTATCTTTCTAGTCAAAGTCAGTTCACCGACTATGATTTTGAGGGTGCTGGCATTAACATGCTGTTAGACATTCTTGCATATAATACACACTATCAATCATTCTATGCAAATATGGTTTCAAACGAGATGTTCCTCGATAGCGCTGTTCTACGAGATTCGGTTGTATCTCTTGCAAAACATTTATCCTATACACCCCGTTCTATTCGAGCAGCAACAGCAACTGTTAATGTTTCGACCCCTGCTGGTGCGAATGATCCCGGCACATTAGAAGATGGAACCGTATTCAGTACAAAAAAAGACAGTATCCCTTATTACTTTACTTCAACAAACAATGTAAAGTATATCGAAGACGGGCTGGGCGGTTGGATAGCAAAGGGTGTAACTATTAAAGAAGGGTTACAATCCAGTTCTTCGTTTATTGTTAATACTTCTGACCTCGACCAGAAATTTATAATTCCAAGTAATACGGTTGACACAAGTACAATTGTAGTTCGTGTTCAAACTTCTACAACAGACCAAACTGGTGTCAATAAACCGTGGTTGTTGTCCACAGATTTTAATGTACTGTCTTCCAATTCAAGAGTTTATTTTCTACAAGAAGTAGAAAATGGTCAATTTGAAGTATACTTTGGAGATGGTATTCTTGGTAAAGATGTTGTCGATGGAAATCTTATTACCGTTTCATATATCTCAACCAATGGTTCTATTGCAAATGGAATTGGGAACGCAGACAGTGCCTCATCCCGTTCTTTTACTTATGTAAACCAACCCAGTTATGATACTGCCGTTGATATGGCATCAATGGGAGGAGATACACCAGAATCTATAGATTCTATTAAATTTATGGCTCCCAGATTCTTCCAATCACAAAACAGAGCAGTAACGATTGAAGATTATAAAACTATTATGACTTCTCAGTTTTCAGATATTGAATCTGTTTATGTTTGGGGAGGGGAAGATAACGACCCACCTGTATATGGTAAAGTGTTTATATCCGTAAAACCCCTTTCTGGCACTCTATTGACTAGCGGACAAAAACTTTCTATTCAGAACGAACTTAAAAGAAATCAAGCAATGGCAGGAATTCTGCCCGAATTGGTTGACCCCGATTATGTTTACTTGAACATTACTTCGGATATAAAGTATGACCCAGACCAGACTGAATCTTCACCAGAAAGTATGGCACAATCTGTTGTTTCTTTGGTTTTGGATTACGGAGACACTCAATTAGAAAAGTTCGAACGCCACCTAAGATTTAAAACATTATTAGAACTTATCGAAGAATCTAATGTTTCTATTACAAAATCTGATACAACTATTAAACTAGAGAAACGATTAACTCCTATTATGGGTTCAACAAATCCATACACCGTAAAATTTGGAAATGCATTACTACATCCCTATGATGGGTATCAATCAATTATTTCCAGTTCTAACTTTTCATATACCGATTCGGCCGGGACTATTCATTCAAATGCATATTTAGTGGATGATGGTCGTGGGAAAGTCTCTACTGTTTATCTAAACACATCTGATGTAGTTAAAACAATTGTTGACAAACAAGGAACAATCAATTATGAAACTGGTGAATTAGTATTGAGTGCCTTCACGCCCGGCTCTTCAAACCTTGAAACCTATATTAAGATTTATTCAATACCCCAATCTAATAATATTCGTGGTGATAGAAATCAAATCCTTTTAATCGACAAATATACAACATCAGTCAGTGTAACAGTCACACAAGAAACATCATATGAAGGTTCTGTTGGTGGTGTGGTGGGTTCAACTCCACAATCATATACTTCTACTTCATCTACTAGTAGCAGTAGCTCATCTAGTAGTAGCAGTTCCAGTGGGTATTGAATAAATGGTTGACCAAAGATACATTTCTTCACATATAGATTCTCAGTTACCTGATTTTGTCAGGGCTGACCATCCTATGTTTAGATCGTTTCTAGAAGCGTATTATGAATTTATGGAACAAGACCCTAATGCCACATATGGTTCAGCAAAACTCATGGATTATGCTGATATTGATGACACACTAGAATCTTTTGTTTCTAATTTTAAAGACATGTATTTAAAGAATTTTCCACTTGAACTGGCTGTTAATCCAGACACAGGAAAAAAGGTAAGTGAAGATAATCTAATAAAAAACATAAAAGACTTTTATGCCGCAAGAGGTAGTGAAAAGAGTTTCAATTTATTGTTCCAACTGTTTTACAATACATCTGCTGAATTGTATATGCCAAAGGAAGATATGTTGATTGTTTCAGGAGGTACATGGCAAAAAGATTTCGTAATAAAAGTTACAAGTAAAAACAAAAGCAAACTATCCAATACAATGGGGTTGAAATTTTCGCAGGTACATCCCACGACAGGTGTGATTGAGGCCCACGGCATTATATCTGATATAGTGCAATATTCTGGTGAGGGGCTATCTCTCACTGTTACAGAATTTAAATTAGAAAATGTTTACGATTCAAATAAATTTGTAGTTGGTGGTAAGATAAACATTTTGTTACCTACGGGCGAAATAATAACTGAAAGAGTGTTGAGTACGGTTACTGGTGTGACTATACAAGACGCTGGTTCGGGTTATGTTCTTGGTGATCAATTGAATTTTTCTGGAGGTGGTCTTGGTGCAGGCGCAAAGGGATATGTGTCGGGAGTTGATGCAAATGGATCATTGTTGAGCTTCAATATAACCGATAACGGAACCAATTATACAAGCACACCAGATGTTACTATTACTCGGCGAGGATTGGGTGTATCTGGTGGTGCCGAAATAACTGCTATAACTGGCCCATACTACCAAAGTGATGGTCGATGGTTAAACGAGGGTGGTTGGTTAAGTTCTGGAAAAAAGATTCAAGACTCTTGGTATTATCAAAACTATTCATATGTTATAAAATCCGATTTGGTTCTTGATAGATTTAAAGAATTAGTAAAGAAGACAATTCACCCATCAGGAATGAATTTGTTTGCACAAGTTCAGATTCGCAGAGAATTACAATCTGATTTGCCGTTCTCTGCAAGGATGACAGGCAAGGTTATTCCTTTTATTGGACACTATACGCCATATACCTTTTTAACATCTGCCAATTTGGGATTTAATGCTTTACCTGACTTTGAGGGTGGGTCTGTCGATGGATTATACCCCTATGGATATAACCCAAGGTCAGAATTAACCGATCATTGCATGGGAGATACTGGCGGATTAATTGTAGTAACAAGCAACACTGCTGCTGGATTTAATGGAACTGAATTTTCATATGAAGAAGGCGTAACATCATCAGGAGGAAAAACCGCAGAGGTGTTTAATTGGTCTGTCATTCCAAACATCCTTGGTGGAACATTTGGAGCTCCAAGAGAATTTGGTGGAACAGGGATGACAGGTTATCTCCGACTGATGAACTTTTCGGGCGGATTAACTTTTTCAGATGGTGATACCATACACGGTTCTGCCGAAGGATATACGGCATCGATTTATAGAACAAGACGAGGAAATGGAACTGTATCAGAAAGTGGTAGTTTAATTCATAGCAATTCGGGTGCTTCGGCTTCTTCGTTGGGTGGTTCTAGTAGTACAAACGATTCTCCCTATGAACACACCCCCGAAATACTGGGGTCAGAGTATGGTCGAAACCATTGGGTTATTTACAATCATCCAAATCTACGAATTGGTGGTGAAATTCCAGACGGTGCGACTTTTGGAAGCATAGATATATTAACGATGAACTCTGAAGCAGGCGGGGTCAGGGAATTCACACTCGGAGGCAGCGTTTCTGTTGCTGTTTCTTTGAATCACCCATATGTCGCACTATCAGGCAGTACAGCAGGGAACACAGGTAACTAAATGGCATTAGCAATCTTCAAACAAAATTATAAAGCAGATATTGCACAAGAGATTCTTAAAGAGTATAGTTTAAACTCTGAAGATACTTACTATTTATTTGTTGGTAAAATAAATTCCTGGCCGAGTGAATCTCAACCACCAAACTCAGTGGATGCCGTAGAAGACGAATTGTACGCATTTAGAAACTCTTTCTTTTTAAAGCGAATTACCGAACAAGATGTAAATTTAGTTGTAAATAAATTCCCGTGGATAACGGGTCAAGTATATACCGAATACACAGACAATGTAGATTTGTGGGATGAATCACTTCCACAAGGAAGTAGTAACTTCTTTGTCACAACTCCAGAAAATAACATCTATAAGTGTTTGTCAAACAACGGAGCAACCGCTTCTGTCAATATGCCAACAGGAAGAAAAACCATTCCTATATCAACTCCTGATGGATATTCATGGAAATATATGTTCTCTGTTGCCGAATCTGACTTGAGTTTTGAAACACCATATAAAATTCCAGTAAAATTTGCAGCATCAACTGATGTAACACAAAATATGGTTGACCAATATGCTGTTCAAGATGCTGCCGTTAATGGGTCTTTTGATGTCGTTAATGCGTCAAACAACGGAGCAGCGTTCCCACTAGGATCAACGGGTGCTGGAATGCCAGTTGGAACCCTTCCATCTGGATATTCGGGCGCTGCTGGTATAACTGCTATACAAATTCCTGGCCTACCAACTTCACAAGAAAATATTTATACAGATTATACCGTAAAAATTGTAGAAGGTTATGGTGAGGGTCAAGTTCGAAAGATTACAGGAAATACGGGTGCAACTTTTTTTGTTGATACTGCTTGGACACTTCAACCAGACTCAACAACAGATAACGATGTCAATGCAATCAGCGAAGCACAAATCGTTCCAAGTATTACTACATTTGGTGACGGAACTGGATTACTTGTCGTTCCTACACTAGATGCAAACAAACGAATAGATGGAGCTGAGGTTATTAATGCCGGTTCGGGATATACAACCGTTAATTATTCTGTATATCCCGGCGTAACTGGCCCATATAGTGATGGAACCAGCACGGTAGATCAACACCGAGGAAATGCTGAAGAATTGTTACTCGGTGAAGCAACTTTTAATTTTGTTTCTTCGCCGGCCGGTGGCCATGGTGCAGACCCAAGAACAGAACTTGGTGCAAACACCATCATAATTTTAACTAGTCTTAAAACATCGGAATTTGATGCATTGGGATTATCAGCAGGAAATGAGTTTAGACAATTTGGAATTATTAAAAATCCAACACTGAGTGCGGATTATAACAATGCACTATATTCTAATTTAGTTGCTGGTAAACATATTTCCGACCAATATGAAATCAAAGTTAATCAAATAACTGGAACTGATTTTGATGGAACCGAATTCAATCAACCCAATGATTATGTCAACACACACATAATGGGTGCTGTATCCCAAACTTTGGCCAAAGTTGTCTCTTGGTCACCATCAACGGTTGTTACTGGGACACTCACGGTAGAACAACCTTCTGGTGATTTTTTGCTTAATGAAAAGTTATCTTGGATTGAAATCATAACAGGCAACACAGCATCTTCGGCCGAACAAACATTAACCTTTGGTGCTAGTGGTGCAAACGAAGGAAGATTTGATTCTATAACACAATCATCGTCTGCAATTTCATTTTTCAATCAAACTGCAAGGGTTTATGTTACGGCCACAGGCGGTATAGAATATGATAGTTCTAGTTTTACACCAGATGATGTGTACTCTAATTACACCAGCGGAATAAGTGGTGCAAGTTTCCGTACATTGAATTGGTCGTTGGGTACTACGGGAATTGCAGGAACAGGATTGGTGAACGGAATTGACTATCTTGGGGTATTAACCGCTGGTGATTATATTTACAGTTCAGCGGGTTCAACAATGGGATATGTTACTGGAATTACTGGCCCAGATTTAAATTATGACTCGGGCGAAGTGTTATATATACAGAATATGCAACCCGTTTCACGGACTGCTCAACAAGAAGAAGAAATCAAAATCCAAATAGGTTTTTGAGAGGAATTAAATGACATATAATAATCCTACAACAAATATTTCCCCATATTATGATGACTTCGATGACGCTAAAGGTTTTCTTCGTCTTCTTTTTAGGCCGGGCCGTGCTGTTCAGGGTAGAGAATTAACACAATTACAAACACTTCTTCAAGACCAAATTGGTAAATTCGGAAACCATATGTTTGAAGAAAAGACTGTCATCTTAGGTGGAGATATTGGTGTATCTCTTAATTCTTTTGTTCGAACAACCCCCATTGAAGGAGTTGACCCAACTGTATTTCTTGGTGAAAATATTTATGGTTCGACAGGAACAGATTATGCAGATTTAATTACCAATGGTAACAGTGATGGATATAAAAAAGCAAGAGTTGTTGCTGTTGTTCCTTCCACGGCCGATGATCCCTATGATATCTTCTTCCTCAATGAAATGTCGGGGGCTACATTTGGAGTAGGTGATGTATTCCGATCTTTAAGTGCGGAAAGCGATGTTGCTAATTCAACAAACCTAACAATTCCTACCGCTTTATCAACCGAAGAAACTGGCATCACAGGATATAGTCTCACAGGTAAGGGAAATGTAGTAACGGTTGATGAAGGCCTTTTCTATGTTGATAAGTTCTTTGTAAAGACTGACAAACAAAATTATATTCCATATGATACACACGATATCGTTGTTGGGCCAGTAACAAGAACGGTTAGATTATACGAAGACGAATCTACAAAAAGTGTTGGATTTGAAATAGGTCATAGTGTTGTTGATTATACTAGCGATAGTTCATTATTAGATGGTTCGGAAGGCACATCAAACTTTACAGCTCCTGGCGCTGACCGATATAAGATGTCTCTGACTCTCGGACAACGAGATTTTACAGTATATGGTACGGGCGACTCTACAGAAGTTGATAATTCCCTTGTTTCGGAAGCAAATTATTTCGAACTTGTACGATTACATAATGGAAATATTCAAAACAAATTAATTCGAACAGGATATTCTGGAGTTGATGATTATCTTGCACAACGAACTTATGATGAATCTGGAAACTATGTTGTATCTGGATTTAATTTGGAACTACGAGAACATTTAAGAAATTCGGCCGATGATAATCATAGGGATGGTATGTTCACGGCCGATCAGGGTGGTGAAACAGGAAAGTTTGTTCTGAAACTTGGTCGAGGTAAAGCATATGTTGAAGGATTTGAATACAATACATTCGGCGAAACTTTAATTTCCGCAGATAAAACCAGAGGTTCTACTGCCACTGGCACTGTATCTGGTGAAAATGTTATTACTAACTTGGGTCTTCATGTTAAAGTTACGAACAGTGCTGGCGGAATTACATTAGGAACAACCACAACTGATTTTGACAATATGGATGAAGTCTATTTTGTCGGCCCAACTGGGTTGGCTCTTGACGGAACAACGGCTGGTGCTGTAGGAAACTCTGGTGGTGTTATTGGTAAAGGACGAATTCAAACTCTAATTTCTAGTGGAACGGACTATGCTTCGGTATTCCTTGCCGATATTGAAATGGGCGTTTGTGGTGGTGTTCGATACCCATTCTATCTTACAAACACTATTCATGGTGCCTCTGCAAATACACGAATCGATGGTTTTGTTCACGATAATGTTGCGGGTGACAAATATATGACAATTTCCCCCACACATGGTAAAGATGCAACCAATTCATATCAAACCACTGGTTTCGAATCCAGATTTACGGGAAATGTATTTGAGATAGCTAACAATGGTTTAAAAACTGTTACAGGATTGGACTATACTGCACGGGTCTGTATTAATGCTACTACTAACTCTTCATACATTGGTGAAATATCTACAAGTGATATAAACGAGTCGATAGCACCTAACAGTACCAGAGTACAATTTCCACTCACTTCAGGAAGTGAAGCGATTTCTGTGAACTCTGTTCAAGTTTATGGTATAAATGCCGCCGATGGCATGTTCTTAACTCCTACCGAATCTGCTTCGCCGGGCACAAATGAAGTTTACTTCTATGACAATACTGATGACACTGGAGTAGGCCGAACAAACTTAAAATTTAAGGTGGGGTCGGCATGGCAAAACAAAAATGTTAAGGTATTTGCAAATGTGGTGATTAATGATTCTGGTTCTGATAGTCATATCATTCGAAGAACGAAGACAAAGGTTGAAGGCGCCTCAGCAACTGTCACGATGGCCACAGTAAATTCAAACGGACTAGTAGAAGGCAAAATACCATACAGTGATATCTACAAAATTAATGGTATCTCAGGGCCTAACGATACAGACATAACAGATAAATTCTTCATCGACTTGGGAAACAAACCAAGTTTCTACGACCATGCTACTTTGGTTGCAATGAATTCTGCTGGATTGACATCAGGTGGACAGGTTACAGTGAATTTTGATTATTACTCCCACAGTTCCGGCAACAACAGTGGTGGAGGATTTGGGCCATTTACGGCCGATTCATATCCTGATTACGAAACCATACCCGCAGTTTGGACAAGAGCACTTGGTATGGTTTCTTTACGAGATTGTTTAGACTTCCGACCTGCAAGAGAAAATGTTGCTGATTCGACAAACTTCAATACAGTCTTTGTTCCCTATCACAGCACAAGTGATGACTTAAATGCCATTGAAGTAGATTATCAACATTACATGGGTCGTATAGATTTCCTGTATCTTCGAAATGACAAGGTATTAAAATTGGTACAAGGAACGCCTTCTGTACGAAGACGGAGGCCCGAATCAGTTACAGATGGAATGTTGTTAGCAACTATTAGTATTCCTCCTTATGTTTACCACATCAATGATATTCGTGTAAACATCGAAGACAACAAACGATATACTATGAGAGACATTGGTAAGATTAAATCTAAAGTCGATAGGATGGAATATTATACTGCTTTGTCTTTGATGGAACAAAGTGCCGAAAATTCTATGATAGTAGATGCAAACGGTCTTCCACGATTTAAAAATGGTATTTTGGTAGACCCATTTACAGGTCATAATATTGGTGATGCAACCAATCCTGACTATAATATTCTGATTGATGATATGATGAATGCTGCATATTGCCCCCAGGCTTCTGATAATGTTGATCTAGTACAAAAAGGTTCTATTGAAGGATTAGTATTAACGGATGATGATTGTTATGTATTAAGTTCTAGCAGAGTACACCTCATCGAGCAAGTGGTTAGGTCTGCAAAAATTAGTGTTAATCCCTATAATGTTGTTAGTTTCACAGGTGATATTAAACTCCGACCAGAAACAGATACATGGACTGACACAACACGATTACCTGCCCAAGCTTTATCCCAAACTATTGATGCTAGAGTACAGGGCCTTGCAAACATTACTGACCAATTGGGAACTGTTGTTGCAGGCACAAATCTCACGGTCGCTGGTGTTGCCGGTTCCCTCAATCAGGCGGCCGGAGCTGCCCGAGCTGCCCGAGCAGCCGTCTTGAATAACAACCGAGGCAACTGGTGGGGCAGGAATTGGTGGACTGAGCAACAAACCACTACTGCTGAGATTGCAGCAAGACAGGCAGCTCTCAACGAATTCAATCTACCTTCTGGGTCTGTACAAGTGCAAGAAAGACGAACAAGCAACCGAACAATGGATGGAATGGCTTCTGTCCGAACCCAACGATTTCAGACCACTGAAAGTACAACGAACACTACAATGAATTTGGGCGACAGAGTTGTTGAAACTTCAAATATTCCTTTCATGCGAGCAAAGAATATTCGAATCACAGCAACTGGACTAAGGCCAAATACAAGAGTATATCCATTCTTCGATGGACAAGCCGTGACCGAATATTGTACTCTTGCTAGTTATGGTAGTGGTCGGGCTAGTATTCTTACAGAAGCACTCGGCGGAGATATCACTGGTGATTTAGGTGGTGCTCTAACAACAGACGGAAACGGCAAGATTGGACTTCATTTTGACTTGCCTGCTGGAGATTTCCGAACGGGTGGAAGACAATTCAAATTAACTGACCACGAAGGCAATTCTGCACAACTTGAATCAACTTTTGCTGATGCCGAATATACGGCAACAGGATTATTACAGGTTGTTCAAGCAACAAGTGTTACTACATCAGTCCGACGATCTCGGGTACAGCGAACAGATGCTGGATGGCAAGAAGTTGGCAACACGACAAGAAGGTGGATTGATCCGGTCGCACAATCTATTATGATTAGTGCAGACGAATATCCAAATGGTGTCTTTGCAAAGAGTGTCGATTTGTTCTTTGCACAGATAGACGAAAGTTTACCAGTTTCGGTAGAAATTCGTCCTATGGTAAATGGTTATCCGAGTTCGGGCGAACATATTCCTATGTCGAAGGTTGTTCTTGACCCCGTTGATTGTGTTGCGAAAACAGATTGGACTGCATCGGGCACCGACAAGACCAGATTCAATTTCTCAACTCCAGTATATCTAACGCCTGGAGAATATTGCATTGTAGTTATTTCCAATAGTGACAAATATGAAGTTTGGTATTCGACAATGGGCGAATATAAACTGAATAGTGATGGAACCTTGGGCAGTACTAAAATTACAGCACAACCATATACGGGTTCATTCTTTAAGTCACAAAATGCAAGTACTTGGACTGCCGACCAAAATTCAGACATGTGTTTCCGATTTTCCATCTGTGATTTCACACCATCTGGATTGGAAGGTTCATTAGATTTATCTGCTGACCTTGGAACTCTTGAAGAAGTCGCTACAAATCATTTCCACACCATCGAAGGTGGTGAAGGAAGTGGCACATATAGACATCAACGATTCCATGAACTTCAACCTAACTTTACACAAATGTCGCCGGGCGATACAAGTATATCACACAGTACTTTAGTACAAACAGTGGCTCAGTTTGGTTCTAATGTTCATCAAACCATACCGTCTAGAGAGGGTGGGATTTCCCTCATGGACGAAAGAAAATCTGTAATTCTTTCATCCGGCAGTGGAACAGGACAAGGAGCTGACTCCTCATCAGGTCAACAATCATTAATTCATAAAATTAAATTTACTGGGTCACAATTCTTAAGTCCTGTTATTGATGCTGAACGAATGGGTATAAGCGTTACGGAATACCTCATTGATAATAACAAAAATCTTGATGTTGTTTATGACCAGCAACTTATTAATGGTGTTACGGCAAATGCTGGAGTATCTGCAGCCGCTTCCCGCAACTACAACGGGGAATATGAACCGAACTCATGGGGCGATAATGCACCACTTGTAAGGTATATCACATCCCCTGTTGTTCTTGAAGAAGGCATTAATGCACTGGGACTAAGTGTATTTTTAACACAAGATGTTCCTGTTGGAACAGACATTCATGTGTTTGCACGAACACTAGAAGAACAATCAGAAACTAGTATCCGAAGAGAGAAGTGGGTACGAATACTTCCAACCGCAACACCGCCAAAAGGAACTGGATTTAGAGAGATTGAATATAAACTTGCACAAGAATCTGAATTTGGACAATTCCAAGTTAAGTTTGTGATGTATCAAACTAAAGCGGGTCTGGGAAACCAATATCCTATGGTCAAGGACTTGAGAGCAATAGCAGTAACATGAAAAAAATAGAAGTACAAGATAGACCAGATATTTACCGAGATACAGAATCTCAGGCTATCATTTCTAAAAATGTCGGTGCATATGAAACAAGAAAAAGATTAATGAAGCAAAAAGAGGCAGAACAAAACAAGATACATAATCTTGAGGACGAAGTTGCTGAACTTAAGTCAATAATGAAACAACTTCTCGAAAAGGGTAATGCATAATGCCATACACAGGCCCACATAGTCAACAAGACCAGACCGTTCTTTCTGATACACTTAATGAGTGGCGTGAGAAGACTAATCAACATGCTGACATCTTAAATGCTGTCAAAGTGTATGATGTTGTTCATGGTGATGGTATTACTTATAGTCGTGTTGGCGGTTCCGTTACATTTGAAGTTGCACCAAACATCACCAAAGGTCTTACAATCGCTGGCGACTTGGTTGTTGGTGGTAATATAACATTCACGGGAACTGCTGCTTCCTTTGATATGGAAACAATAACAGTCGATGATCACCAAATTGAACTTGGTGCTTCTGGTGCAAACAATACCGCTGGTGCAGATGACGCTGGTATAGATGATGGTGGTATTGTTGTTCTATCTACTGGTAGTAATAAAAGATGGACATGGAGACATCAGTTCGGGGCGGGCAATCATCAAGCGTGGGTTTCTAATCAACACATTGGTATATCTGCCGGCAAGGCTTTGGTGGGTGAAGATGATGTTATCCGGCTTTTTGGAGCCGCAGACTCAAACACAAATGGTCTTCATGTAGAATTTGGAGATGATGGAACAGGTGATTCTTCACCTGTTGCTGATATTTCATACGCAACTGGCAATACTGCTAGTATGTTTGGAAACAATACAGGAACCGGCGGTATTCGTTTCCGACAAGATGGTACAGTAGAAATCCTTCGGGGAGTCAATAGAAAAATTATTGACAAACCTAATCATGGTTTTGTACATGGTGATGTGGTTCGATGGAATGGTACAGATTGGGTCAAAGCACAAGCAAACAGCGAATCAAACGCAGAAATTTTCGGTGTTATTGATAGACATTCATCCAACAACTCAAATCAATTTGTTGTAGTAACACATGGTGAGATTCAAGGATTCTCTGGTGGTGGTGCTGGTGGTAACAATGAAGGTGTGCAATTAACATCCGGCGAAATTCACTTCCTCGACCCCGATGTTGCAGGTGCGTTGACTATTCAACGGACATATGCAAAAGGTTCAATTGTCAAACCAGTATTGTTTGGACTATCCGAAACTACTGGGTTTGTTTTAAACTACATCGGCGGTATTGTTCCTGACCAAGATATTATTGCGAACTCCGTTCCCCAAACTTGGAGAATTGTTGCTGACGGTTCAAACTCCACATACGGACTTTCTGGAAGTGCAAGTACTATAGCAGGTTCACACATTGTTTCTATAAATGGTGTTATGCAAATTCCAGAAAATGATGGAGGAACGCTTGGTGCAGGAACAGGCATCACTTTCGGTACGGGCGGAGGAACGGGGCCCGCAAGTTTCCGAATTGTTGCGGGTACTGGTACTGCGACTGTGGGTAATAGAATTGAATTCATTGAACCGCCTCTTGCTGGTGCTGAAATTGTTGTTATGAATCATGCACTCACCAAACCATTTGAAGCAATCAAAGAAACAAACTTAAAATCTACTGGTGCAACCGAAGCTAGAAATATTCTTGATAGACTCGGCGATTATGTTTCCGTTAAAGACTATGGTGCATTGGGTGATGGTGTTGCAGACGATACTGTTGCGATTCAAACTGCAATCGACCAATCTGTAACAAATGCAGATCAGAACAAGAAAAGAATTTTCTTTCCTTCTGGAACTTATATCGTAACATCACCACTTCTGATAAAAAACAGCGGAAATCATCTTATTGGTGAATCAAACGGAAGTGTTGGCTTTATGAGTGGCGAGGGCACCGATATTGTCTTTAGAGGTACAACAGGGCCTGTATTTAAATCCAATGCTGATGATATATTTGGGAGCTCGTACTCACTAAGATATAAATTCAAGATGTCGGATATGCGTTTAACAATGGATGTTCAGGGTGGAACTGCTGCTAATACCGTTATGTTCGACCTTTCGGGTTTTGAAAATTCTTCATTCGAAAATATGAAATTAGAAGGCCTTCCATATAGTTCAACAAGTGATGGACAAGGCCTAAACAATATAGGTTTTAAAATAACAGGAAACAATACTCATCGGATTATAGATTGTGCTGGCGCAGATTTTACAAAATTCATTTCAATTGAAAATAGTAGTGCATACCGAAGAACCCAAAATATTTTAATAGAATCATGCGTATGCAATTCGGGAGAGAGTGTATCGGGCAATCTGGACTCCCCATACACATATGGTGTTTTCGTTGATGGTGGAATCATTGGTTCTGGTGCTGGTACAGGATCAACAGGATGTGAAAATATTACAGTTCAAAATTGTTCTTTCTTAGACTGTGATTTTGGCATTGGTATTCAAGGAAATAATAATAATATCTTACTTAGTCAAAATAATTTTGGCGGTCTTGGTTATGTCGAAACTGGCACATCTTGCTACGGTGGTATCACCGCAGACGGACAAACAACAAATCTTGTAACAATCGGAAATACAGGTTCTCTATACGGAAACACAGGTGCGGCCTTCTTCAGTAACGATGCATTCCAGAATCGTGTTGCAATCGAAAACGGTTCTGTCCAAGGTGTGAACATTCCAAAAGTGGTTGCACTCTTTGCTGGTAGTGACGGAGCTTTAATTGGTGGCACTGGTTCGGGTGCAACTGGAACAAACTACAATATTGATAAAGTCACACGCAACGGAACTGGTGATTACACCATAGACTTCACAACAAATTTACAAACAGATAACTATAGTATTCAAGGATTTGTTGGTGGCACTGCTGGATTTATATATGGTGCGAATCGTGCCACTGACCAGAGTGAATCATTGATGAGAATTCATGCACACCATGTTACATACGGGCTTTGCGATCCTGAATACATATCAGTGACGATAATCTAAAGGAAATACAATGGGAACTAGTGCATTTAGACTTGGCGCAACGCAAACATCAACAACAAAATTGGTGGAAACTATCAATCAAGCCACTCATGGATTTGTCGTGGGCGATGTTATTCGACCAAATCCCGGCGTAACTGGAGCCTTCCTAAAAGCGCAAGCCGATTCGGCATCAAATGCCGAAGCAATTGGTGTTGTGAGTGATGCTGGAAGTGTTCACTCGTTCACTGTTGTCTATCAAGGCGAATGTGTTACTTCTGGACTTAGTGATTTTGTTACATCAGATGTTTTATTCTTGTCTGCTGATATAGCAGGAAAATTAACAACCACACCTCCAACTTTGCCTGGCCAAGTCATCAAGCCCATTGTTGTTATGAACGATACAAACGAAGGTCTGGTATTAAATTACATCGGTTCTGTTATTGGTGGCGAATCTTCGGTTGAAGTTTCACAACTACAACCTGTCGGTGCTGTAATTCCTTGGGCTGGAGCAACTGGTTCTGAACCCCTTGGTTGGTTGGTCTGCGATGGTGCGACATATTATGGTGGTTACACTGGGGCAGGAACAACATATGCCAATCTTTATAGTGTGATTGGAACATCATTCGGTGGTAGTGGTACAAATGGTGTAAACGATTATTTCCATGTTCCTAATATGATGGGACGAGTTCCTGTTGGTGCGGGTTCTGGGTCTGGACTCACACAAAGAGTTCTTGGTGTCACTGGTGGTGCTGAAGCATCAGATGCAATCGTTAATCAAGGTGGACTTCTTGACACTCTGGCCACTGGAACGGATAACGAATCCAAAGTCAGCATCATGCAACCATTCACAGTCACGAATTATCTTATTCGTTATGAACAAAATTCAAGAGCATCAATTAGTGGATTATTACTTAACGATTTAGCAGATGCAGGAACAACTGGTGCAACCGTAGGGAACATTTTACAATATGAAAGTAGTGGCACAACTGGAGTATGGGAACCTGCTACAGTTTCAGAAGCACTAACCAAAGATGCACCGATTGGTTTCACTGGTAATATGACAATGAACAGTGGTAATCTGACTGTCAGTGGAACTACAACAGTTGGTAGTGTTGCGGGTGGAGTCATAATTGACCAACACGGAATTTCTGCTGGCGACAATACACTTGGAATCACAGGAAATATTACAGCAACAGATTTTACTAGTGGTAATGTTTCACCTAATCCATCGAATACTATAGGGGGGTTTGGCCAAGTCGTTCCATTGCTTATAACTACCAGCCGTACCAACGAGAACAGTTTGCCTGGTGGTGCGGCTGGAGCATCGTGGTTTGTACATCTCACTGCTAATGAAAATGGTGCAAGTGTCGATGAAGATGCATCATTTGTAATCGCAAGAGTTTTCGATGTTCCTGCCAACAATTACTTAAGATTTAGAACGATGGGTAATTCAACTGGTGTTGGCGTGCCGGGTGTATCTGCTGGTGTTGAACTTTCAATCACTACTAGAGGATATGGAAATACTGGAACTTGGATTAAACTAAATGATGCAGCAGGTGGGTTAAATGTAGTTCACCAAATGGGTTCGGACACGAGCGGAAACTTATATCCCACCAGTGGAGTAAGTGGTGGGGCCTTGTTCGGCCACGAACAAGCTGGCGGATTTACCACTCCGAGCGTTGCCCACGGTTTCGCAATGAAGTTTAGTTGATACATATCAAGAGGATAATAACAAATGAGTAGTAGTGCAATAAATCTAGGTTCTTCCCACGAAATCATCTCAATCAACGCTGAGTTGACGGGTGAGGTTGTTCGTAGAATTAAAAGTGATAAAGACATTTATCTATCTCCCACTGGCGATGATGCCACGGGTGATGGAACTTCTGCACTTCCATATGCAACTCTACGACAGGCATTCTTGTCGATTCAAAATTATCAGGTTGATCCCGGCAAAGAACTTCACATCATTCTCAAAGATGGTGAGTATACAATCGATGACGAATGGGGCCCAGCACTTGTTCGTGAATCAAATGAATTTGATTCATCTCTTCCCGAAACAGTTGATTCATATGGTGGAACAGGAAGTGCAATTGCATCACTCTGTCCACAAACACACCCCGACATGGACAGAATTGTTATTCGTGGTGAAACATATGTTTCACGACCCATCAATGATGTCAACGGACAATCACTAACAGGCGGTTCTTCTTATCTCCACACAGTTGGTATCACTACTGCTGCTGGTGTAAGTTCTGCTGAAGATAACTTTGAGTTTTCATTGAGTCTTGGCATCTCTGGTGCTGGCGATTCTCTAACTGATATGGGCATCACCGGCGGTGACTATCTCTTCACACGAATGAGTAAAGGTAGTACTAGACTTTCTAGAATCGGTGGAACAAATTGGGATAGTAATTTTGATTATCTTTACTTTCATGGAAGTACAACTGGATACGAAGATTTTCATTCTCTGAACCAAATTCGAGATGGGATGCCAATCACTACTGGTATGCACGGACACACATCCTGGCACTCCCTACCCGCACATCAAGTTGTTGGCAACAAAAGAGTATTAGATGTAGCAAAACAATTCTCATATACAAATGCAGACGGTTCAGGTTTTGGTGGAACGGGAGCTCCCGATACTCCAAGGCAATTAACCCGATATGCCGTTCTTGGTTCACATGAAATTTCTGGAGTCAGTGGTTCGGCAAATACAGGCACAGGGCCGGGGAATATCGGTTCAAACCATGCCGTAAATACAGTTCATAGAAACTATATTATTGATGACAAGAACTTCAACTTCTTGAACAATCAAAAAGCCTCATATAACTTGAATTTCTATGCAGATAACTTCGATTGTTATGATACTCCGTATCACAGGCTGCGTGGGTTGATGACGGGGCACGAAGCAGCGGTAGATGTTGCTGTTCAAGGAATTGCTAATGATGCATCTACAGGTGCCACATATTTTGCCAAAAAGGCACACTCACAATTTAACGAAGACAATACTGGATATGATGGATGTACTGCATACGGAGTATTTGGTGCTGAGGGATATGCACAAGGAATTTCCGCAGGAGGAAGTTGGGGCAACAATCTTAAATTCACTCTTGACCCATCTAACCCCGAAACAAATATTGGAATAAGTGGCTCTGCTGGTGAATATCGTAAAGATGATAAAATCATCGGTACGAAATATGGTGCAGTTCTAAAACTTGCAAACAATGCTTCCACAAAAGCACTGTTCCTGATTAGAAACTGTGATATAACTATTCGTGATTTGGCAATCGTTGGTAGTTATGACTATACGGACGGTGCATATGGAGTACATGCAAAGAATTATGCATTCTATGTGTCACAAAAAGCCAATTTAAATTGTACCAATGTTGGTGTAAAAGATATTGCTCGACCATTTAAATCTGATATGAGTTCTATATCACTCAACAAAGTTACAACCGGCAATCACGAATCTGCGTTGGATGCCGAAAAGTCTGATGTTATTTGTACTGACTGTTCCTTCACTTCTAATTGGGGAGGGAATTGTGTTCGTAGTGGTGCAGGTTCCTTGGAAATGAATTATTCTTCAATCACAGGATGTAGATCATCTGCAGCCTTGATAGAAAATAGTTATTTTGAATTTAAAGAATCTTTGATTATGTGGGCAAACCAATATCCGTTCCCCGATAAAATTGATACAATTAAAACATTACTGCCGGGTGTTGCCAACTACACCGACTCCTCCACCATAACATCCGACAATAAAAACTATAAAGCCTATAATAATATAGGTGCAACACCTACTGATGGCCGTTGTGTAACTGCAAACATATCGCCAAACGGCATTGGTGCTTCAATTTTTGTCACTCATGGCAGTACTGTTAACATATACCAAAGTGCAATTTCCAATCATGGTATTGGTGTCCGTTTACTGATGGGATCGAATTTGAATATAAGAAATTCTACCATCATGAATTCATCTAGAAATGCGCTGCATGTTGTAAATGGTTCCGTTACCATGTATAAGTCGTTCTTGTTCAATTCTGGGTGTCAGGCAGTCTATGTTCAAGAAAGAAATTCGGGGACTGTGGAATTGGAGGATTGTTCTCTTCTCGGATTTGGTCGTAGAACGACATATACATTGGGCCATTCTGGAGCCCACTACGGAATTCAGACTTATGGTGGTCAGTTGCATTTGAAGAGAGTAATCCATGATGCTTCCACCTATTGGGGACTGGAACCAACCATAGGGGCAATCGATGGAATGAGTAGTCCCGCAAGACTATTGGATACCAATTCAACACAAGACCGTTTAATTTCAAAAAGATGCAAACACCTTTGGGATATGCTCGTCACTGGGGAATCTCGGATAAGGTGGATTGCGTTTGAAACAGCTGTCGGAGCCCGAGCCAATGGTGATTTCGATTGGGAAACTGGAATCGGTACTGCACACGACCACCTAACTCAACAAAAACGATGGGATTTGGGTGGTGGCAATGTAGGTTCGATTAATTCCCATTGGTATTATATGTACCTCGATAGAACTGGAGCCGTCGCATTTGGCAGTAATGCAGCTGGGATTAGAAACTATTACTTCCAAGAGGCCCTCCCTTGGGTGGACTCCGTGTCCACATGTCAACACAATTGGATGAATGACAGTATTGGGACAAACGGGTTACAAGCAACTCGCACCGATAGCTCTTGGGAGGATAGAGGTGGGTCGAGTGTGGGGCAATACTATTGGGTCTGGAGTGCTGGAAATGCCGGCGTTGCATATGGTGGTTATAACGAATAGGGGTCTATATGTACTTTTTAACTAAAACAAATAATGATATATCCGAAGTGGTCGCCAAAGGCGATGCTACTACTTTAGCCCAATTTAAACTAATGTTTCCGGCCGGCGCATCGGCTTATGGAACATATGAATATTTCGAAATCCCTGCCGATGTTTATAATGACTTGCAAGGGGCAACAGGTGGATTATTATCTATAGATGGTACAACTGGAGGTCTAGGTGGAATAACCGCTCCTATGGGTGCGGCAACAGGATCAGCTTTGTATAATGACCTCTCATCTCTAAACATGCAAGAGATATCTACTGATATTGCCCTAACTCATGGACAGTTACCTTCCGATTATGCATCTACTTCGATTGAGATTGGGGTGTATGACTCCCATCAAGACTTTGCTGGTAAAACCGAAATTGACCCCAGAACACACCCAGACATTTCACTAGTTCAAGTTCAAACCGTCAAGGGCATTGAATCTGAAAATAACTTCTTGGAAGAAGGCCTTGGTGCAACACAAGCCATCTCTTTCGAAAAAGATGATGGGTCATCTCAATCACTGGTCTTCGATAATCGAAGAGACACCATCCTTGACCTCCTGATGATTAAACACTTCAGCGATTTAAATTTATCTATTGTTAATACAGGATCGCAAACATCCGTGAATGTTACAGGAATTAAAATTATTGATACTGAGGGGACTATTACATCACTTTCACCAACAGAATATGATAAATGTATACATGCACTATTGGCAAGTTTCTATGAAAACTACCTTAGTCGAACGGATATGAAAAACATTATCGAGAATCCTGTTGGGTCAACAGATGTACAAAAGATAAGTTATCTTCTAGACCCCACTAATGTTTCGTTTACTACATCTAAGGCTAGTCCCTTCACCCAGCAAGCGGCTGGCAAGTAATAAGATAAATGAATGAAAATACTTTTTATTATGTAAAAGACAGATATGCACGAATAAATCATGTAACTTTTGAGTTAAAAACTTTTCATACTCTTTTTCCAAAATTTGACATTTCTCCCGCAACTCATGTTTCGTATGACGGAAAGACAGCCATATTTAATGATGGTATAAATCAATGGGGCGGAGATTTGAAACTTGGAGATGAAATTCTTTTGAGATTTAACGATTTGTTAATGATGAAAAAGAATATAGAAGAGACAACAGACTCTTAGGTTTATACATAAGATAGAAACTTAGGAGTCTAAAACATGGCCAGACCTTCATCAAGAGAGAATTTAAAACAATATGCACTTAGGAAACTAGGTGCTCCTGTTGTCGATATCAATGTCGAAGATTCTCAACTAGAAGATCGTTTGGATGAAGCACTTCAATTCTTCGGTGAATATCACTTTGATGGAATTGAAAAAACATATCTTAACCACAAAGTTACTCAAGATGATATCGATAACCAGTATATTACTGTATCAGATAGCATAGCCGCTATTGTTAAATTGTTCCATTTTAATCAAGGAACAATAAATATGTTTGATGTTAGATATCAATCGGCATTAAACGATTTTTATTCATTCAGTTCATCAACATTTATCGAATATGATATTTACAAAAGACACATGAATATGGTTTCTCAAATGTTGCAGGGTGAACGACAAATTCGTTTCAATCGAGTAACAAATCGTCTTCATGTTGATATGAACTGGAGTGAAGAAATTTCTGTAGATGAATATCTTGTTGCAGAAGCGTACACAGTTTTAGACCCCGAAACTTGGACGGAAATATACGATAGTATTTTATTAAAGAAATATGTGGTAGCACAATTTAAACAGCAATGGGGACAAAACCTGTTGAAGTTTACAGGTGTTCAATTGCCCGGCGGCGTTGAATTTAATGGTAGACAACTTTATGATGATGGAACTGAAGAAATAAATCGAATTGAAGAAGAAATTCTTGATAAATATGAAGAACCCCCAGCCTTCATGACAGGATAATAAGGAACTACAATGAGCGATCCCAATATCAACTATCTCAACCGTGTTTCGGAAGCAATGATTATTCCGAACATTATCCAATTCCTAGAATTAGAAGGAACTACCATTGCAGGTGCAACACTTCGTGGTGGTATTAACTTCAAACATGCTGATGGTGCCTCAGGGGATTCAATTACTTTTGTTGCAACTGATGAGAGTGGAAATGATCGTACTAATCTTCAATTGCAGTTCAATGCCAATCTTGAAGATTTAGAAGATGTTACAAGAGTGGGGGCCGCAGCAGGCCACATGATGGTCTACAATGATGCAACTGACAAATATCACTCACAACCAATCACAGGACACGCAACAGTAGGAACAGGTGGTGTTGTTACTCTGTCCGTTGATGTAGTCGGTATTACAAATCTAAATGTTGCAACACATGGTTCGTCTGGTCATATTCTATTCAACAATGATGGCGGATTAAACTTTATTGAACCAGTGTTATCACACCTTGGAGATGTTACTATATCTTCAGCGGCTGATGCAAATATTTTAGTTTATGATAATTCTGATAGTAGATTCGAAAATGTTGCCATAAGTGGTGATGCAACTATTTCTAAGACTGGTGCGCTCACCATCAGTGACGATAAAATAGGAACTGCTGAACTTAAAGGACTTACAACAGGAGTCGAAAATTGGGTGATTGGCCCAAAAGGCGATGGTACATTAAAATTCCTTAATAGAGTTATCAATATTGCTGATATTGCCGGCACACCTGCTGGACACACAGGAATTATGTTCCATGATGGATCGACAGCATTCTTCATGGAAGGATTAAATATTCCAAGCTTGTCTTTCGGACAGCGAGGCGCTTGTGGTGGTGTACTCATCGGCGGCGAGATTCTCGGTTCGCCGGGTGTTGGTACTAGTAATATTCTTGGCATTACGGGAACAGGTGTTGGAGATAACAAGACATGGGCGTGGCTGAATGTCACAGAAATTGGTACAGGTGCAACTGGTATTGCCGGACTCGAAGAAATGAGTTTGAATTTACCAATTCTCGATGGCCATATGTTTATTGGCCATGGTGGTGATGATTCCTTTACAAACCGAGTGATTAGTGGTGATATTACTATCAATAACACAGGTGTTGTGGCAATTGGCGCTGGAAAAGTAACAAACGCCATGTTGGCCAATGCTGGTGGAATCACACTTGCAACCCCTGTGGGTTCGGGACTAACATATTCTTCTGGTGGCGGCGCATTAATGGATGGTGCAGGTGTTACACTTGGTGGTGACCACACCCTTCAAGTTAATGTAGATGGTACAGGACTTGAAATTAGTGGTAATGCTCTTCGACTCAAAGATGTTGGTGTTGTTGCTGCTAAACTTGCAACAGATTCCGTAATAACTGCAAAAATTCAAGACGATGCAGTTACAACTGTAAAAATTCCAGATGATGCAGTTACAAACGCAAAAATAGCAAACGATGGAATTAATATATACGACGGCAGTACGACCGATGCAGTATCACTTGGTCAAACAATAACATTCGAAGGTGCCGATGGGATTAGCACAACAGTTTCGTCCAATAAAGTTAGCTTTTCGGGTGAAGAAGCTACGACTTCCAATAAGGGTATTGCTAGTTTTAATTCCAATATGTTTAGTACTTCCTCTGGTGCAGTTTCAATCAAAACAGGCGGTATTGGTTATACAGAAATTGAAGATGGTTCGGTTCGATCATATGAACTTGCCGATGGTGCAGTAGGACTTTCTGCAATGAACCTCATGTCGGGACAACACGGTGCATCGGGTCATGTTATGATTCGATTTGGTGATGGCACAAACCAAGAATTTGGATTCATTCCACAGTCATCGGTTACTGCATCTCTCGTATTAAACGATATTACAGATGTTACCACAGGCACAACTGCTGGTAATGATGTTTTGATGGTTCCTAGTGGTGGTGGTGCATTTACTGCCCAAGCATTTACTCATGAAATGATGGCAGATATTTTCCCCAACCGAATTCTCGGTCTTGGTGCTGGTTCTTCTTCTGCTCCGGCTCAATTAACAGCAAATCAACTTATTGCCATAATTAATGCTGATGGATCAACCGATTGGGACAGTGATCTCTTACCGTCTGGAATTGCATATCTGACAGAAACATCCGCCCAAACCTTTCAAGGGCCCATTAGAGTCGAGGGCTTCTCTTCTATATCCATGATAAGTGATTATGGTATTGTAACTGCACCATCTTACACGACTGGCGGGTGGGCCCGTGGATTTGCTATTGCAGGGACGAATAGTAATGGTGTATTTGTGGGGGATCAAGGCGTATTGGATTCGTTGGGAGTGTTGGGTGCCTATGGGTCTGGCAGTGAAAATATGGAGTATATGTATATCACTGCACGAAGTGGTGAGAATCCTCATGCGACTAGTGACATCTCTATTCAGAAATTAACTGGTTATGTAGGAATCAATAAACGATATGCTGATTATCTATTAGATGTTAATGGTGAATGTCGAATTTCGGGGGATACTTTTCTTTGTACAGAAGAAAATCAAGGTGTATCCATTGGTACAACTGATGCTCCTGATGCGCCACTTATGATAAAGCCCTCTGGCACGGCTCCCCACATATCAATGAACTTTGATGGCGCAGGAATATATGATTATGGTTTTGTGGAGTTCACTGATGGTACTAATAGATCGCTAATTCTAGCGAGTGAAGACAAAATTGCAGTGCGAACTGATGGATATTTCAGAGTCGCAAGTGAAAACGAAGATGTCGTTCATATGTCTGTCGGAGCTGATGGACAGATTGCAATGGGGCCGGGACACGGAACGACTCACAATGCGGCCGGATGTCTTCTTCACCTCTGGTCAGAAGACCCCGATGACGGTGCGAATAGTTGGACTGATGGTTCGAACCATTTCGTCACAAACATCGGCAACATCAAAGGCATGTTGCACTTGGATGTAAGAGGTTCAACCGACCTTGCGGGCCGAGGCGGTGCAATTACATTCGGTGCTCAAGATTCGGACAATAGGGCTAGTGCGGGGATTTATGTAGCTACGGATGTTGGATACGGCAGTAAAATGGCCTTTGCTACTACAAATAGTTATGATGCGGGCGCAAAAACCAGAATGATCATTGACGGCATCGGTAATGTTGGTATCGGCGGAAATCCAGATGCTGGGTATAAAGTAAATTGTTACGGAAACTTAGCCGCAGAGAATTTATGGGCAACGCAAATGGTAACTTGTGAAGCCCTTACAATTGGGCAAGGATCAAATGACACAATTCGTTCGAAAGACCCTGCCACCAATCCCGGCGCAATATATTTTTCCGGCAGCGGCCTGGTCTTGCGATATGCCAGTGGGGTTGCGAGTGGCTGGGGCCCCTATTGCGAGATCAAGGACAATCTAATTCTCCTTGACGGTTATCCCGATAGTGGCCTTGGTGATGTTGATGTCCGTTTGGATAATATCAGGTATCTCGACCTTGGTTCCAGCGCTACAAATTACAATGGCCAAACCGTAGGCACTTTCAAAGGAATTAAATGTGGTAAGGGTGGAAATTGGCGTGCTGGTGCGGATGTCTTTTATGTGGAAGAACGAGTCAGCAGGAGTGGCACAACGCTTGATGTCGATTTGGAAGATGTAATCGATCTCGGCGCAAATGATATACGAATTGATTGGAACGGTCTTGGCCTGAACACCACTAAGGGGTGGTATGCTGGTTTCACTTACTACGACAACGGTGTCCATACATCAGACTTTGGCGCCAATCGATATTCTGGACTCTTCTGGTGCAACAATCATGACTATGCACATGGCAGTAGGCAATTGAGAGTGGTTGATTTCAGCAATATGAGTAATTACGGAATTCCTTGCATGGCCACATACAATGGGATCTATGTGAACGGTGGCTTCGGTGGTGTTGGGGACGTCAACTACCAGAAAGATCACGATACACAAAACGATTACATGGGCGCTGTTGGACATTTCACTATTCGTCAACTGCAATACGCTCATGAATCGGCAGGAAACAGATGGTCTGATGAGCTTACTGTAAAACTGGGCAGGCCTATCGAGATGTCGAATAGATGGTTCATGGATACAACTGAAGCAAATATGCAACAATGTAAATTCGAAGGCATATACCGCCGAAATACTACTCAACCAAAGCGTTTCAGACTGAGATCAACGAATCATTCAGCAAAGTTCAACAAGGGTGGATATATCACTGCTCAAGTATTGAGGTAGATTAATAATGTCAACAAATCCACACTTCAAGAGAGAATCGGTTGACCAAAATCTTATTGAAGACCTTGTAATAGAATCAATAAAGGTACATGGTTTCGATTTTCTTTATATCCCAAGAACTCTAGTCAACGAAGATACTCTTTTCGGTGAAGACACTATCTCGAAATTCGAACATGCTGTCGAAATTGAAATGTATGTATCTAATGTAGACGGATTCGAGGGTGAGGGTGATATAATCACCAAACTGGGTTTTCAAATCAACGATTCAATGAGTGTTGTTGTATCAAAGAAACGATTCACAGAGGAGTTTGCACACCTTTCTGATATAACATATCCAAGGGAGGGTGATTTGATTCATTTCCCATTAACCAATGGATTATTCGAAATAAAATATGTCGAAACAGAAAATCCATTCTATCAAGCCGGCAAACTATACACCTATGAACTTACATGTGACCTCTTCCGATACTCCCACGAAGACTTTGACACGGGAGATGACCGTGTTGACTCATTAACAACTGACCAAGTTGATTCTGTCACAGGTGGTATAACAATTCCATCCGACCCGTTTGCAGATAATACTACTATTGAAACACTCGGTGATGGTATATTTGACTTCACAGAAAACGACCCATTCTCAGAAGGTGATTATAAGTAATGTTTGGCGACCATTTTTACAACAAGAGTATTCGTAATACTGTAATTGCTTTTGGATCATTATTCAACAACATCAAGGTATCTCGTAAAAATTCAGCCGGAGTTGAAATCAAACAAATTAAGGTTCCAATATCCTATGGAAACCAAGCAAAGTTCATTCGTAGATTAAGGGAAGACTACCGTTTATCCAATCCAGATAAAACAGATGTGAGTATGACGCTTCCTCGAATCGGATTTGAATTATCATCAGTTGAGTATGATACTGCTAGAAAAATTAATACACTTAATCGGCTCAAGTCCTATAATTCATCACTCACTACTGCCCAAGTAAAATCAAATTATTCTTCTGTTCCATACAATTTAAACTTTGGTCTGTATATTATGACTGAAACTGTGGATGATGGACTACAGATATTAGAACAGATTGCACCATACTTTACACCAGAATTTACAGTTAATTTAAATCTCGTAGATGACCTTCATCAAAAAGTAGATGTTCCAATTGTTTTACAAAGTACAAGTGTAGAATCCGATTATGAGGGAGCATTTGATGATATTCGGTCTGTTATGTGGAATCTTGAATTTGTTGCAAGGTCTTACATGTACAGTCCAGTCAAGACATCTGGTGTTATCAAGACGGCTATCACTGTTCAATATGACAATACTCTAGATTCTACTTTCAGTGGACTTACGGGTGCTCTATCACGAATTGATATTACACCCAATCCAGCAGGCGCTACATATGGTAGTGATTATGATTATACAATAACAACCCGTGTACATGGTATGACGGGAACAGACGGAATTGATTCAGCAGGTAACACATTAGCATGAGTAAAAGCGTAGACGAAAAACTTTCAGAAGCATTAAATATCGAACATAAAGAAAAAGAAATCCAACAGTCAGAACCAAAGGCAATTAAAGCCTATGAACCTGAACTTAATAAGGATTACACCGATGTTCGAGATAATCTTCATCACATTATTGACTCTGGACAAGTTGCAATCGATGGCATTCTTCGGGTGGCATCGGAGGGAGAATCCCCACGAGCATATGAAGTTGTTTCCCAACTCATCAAAAGTGTTTCCGATGCAAACAAAGATTTAATTGACCTTCATAAAAAGATTAAGGATATTAAAAAACAAGACCCCGATTCACCACTTGCAGGAACCATCACAAATAATACCTTATTTGTTGGTTCGACAAAAGAATTGCAAGATATGGTAAAACAAAATGTTAAACAAATAGAACACAACATGAT